GCCTACCTGAACTAGAGGCATGTATGGAGGTCTGGGGATTCATGGAGATGATCCACAGTCGTTCCTATACCTACATCATCAAGAACGTCTATGCAGACCCATCTGAGGTCTTTGATAAGATCGTGACTGATCAACGCATTCTAGAGCGTGCTAGCAGCGTTACACAGGCATATGACGATTTTATTGGAAGCGCACACTTTTATGATAATTCAAATCAGTGGCAACACGCATTAGAAGAAGTCCCAACCGCATTAGAAGGCAAGTATGAACTCAAGCGTAAACTCTACAGAGCAGTTGCAAACGTTAACGTTCTTGAGGGTATTCGGTTTTACGTTAGCTTTGCTTGCAGTTTCGCCTTTGGCGAACTTAAACTCATGGAAGGATCTGCAAAGATCATTTCCCTCATCGCAAGAGACGAAAACCAACACCTTGCAATCACCCAAAACATTTTAAATAAGTGGAAGTCTGGTGATGATCCTGAAATGGCTCAGATCATGAAGGAAGAGGAAGAGTGGACTTATAAGATGTTTGACCGTGCTGTAATGGAAGAAAAGCGTTGGGCAGACTATCTGTTTAAGGATGGATCTATGATTGGTCTTAACGATAAACTCCTTCAGCAGTATGTTGAGTGGATTGCTAACCGTCGCCTGAAAGCAATTGGCCTGAAACCCCAATATGATATTGCTGCAAATAATAATCCATTACCATGGACGCAGCATTGGATCTCTTCTAAGGGTCTTCAGGTAGCACCACAGGAGACTGAGGTTGAGTCTTACATCGTTGGTGGAATTAAACAGGATGTCAGCAAAGACACATTTAGTGGTTTCCAGTTGTGACAAACATAACATAATGTGCTTAAATAGGGTCAGCAATGACCCTTTTTTTATGCCCAAAAATCAAATAGAAAAGGAAGAGATGAAGAATCGTGTAATGAAACTAAAGCACGATGTTGACAATGAGTCTTCAAATGTATGGCAAGGAGAGAAGGATCTAGCACATAAATATCTAAACAAGGTGTTAGATATTATTAATGAGTATAGATACTGATTATGAGAATCCCTGGATTTTTGAAGATAGAGCTTTTCTATCTAAGGATATTAACGATTTGTACGGTTTTGTCTACCTCATTACTAATATACAATCAGGTAGGAAATACATCGGTAGAAAATACTTTTGGCAGTTTAGAACACCAAGAGGCAAGAAAAGAAAAGTAAAATCTGAATCAGACTGGAAGAAATATTATGGGTCGTGTCCGGAACTTAAAGACGACATTAAATTGTTGGGCAAGCAAAATTTTAGCAGAGTTATTCTCAGCCTTCATTCGACGAAGGGCAAAACTAATTATGAAGAAACGAGGCAACTCTTCACAAACAACGTCCTCACAGAATCCCTTGACACAGGAGTCCCTAGATACTATAATAGCAACATCCTCAGCAGATACTACCGAAAGGATTACTATGGAAAAATCGACTGAAGAAATTATCGACGGTATTTGTGATTGGGCAAAGACTCGTGTCGATGAATTGACTAAACCTGATGAGGTATATAATCGTCTTGCGATCATTGATGAATATCATGAGTGGTTTGATCTTAACCGTGGCGAGCAAGAGGTAATCATTATTGATGAAATTACTAAAGCAGAATTTAATCGTTACACTGATAACGACTAGGGCTTGACAAACCTTTCCCCATGGGTTATAATTGTGGGGTAATCAAGACTCAGTAGCTCAGTGGATTAGAGCAACTGCCTTCTAAGCAGTCGGTCGTAGGTTCGAATCCTACCTGAGTCGTTGGTGTCTTGGCACCATACTGGCACTCATTGTAGTAATTACAATGGCCGCCCCCCGCCAGGAAGTTTTTCTTCCTGTGCTGCGAAATTGGTGTAGTGGTAACATCCCATCCTTCCAAGTTGGTGTCACGGGTTCGAATCCCGTATTTCGCTTCCTCTTTTTGAGGCATATGGATCCAGTTGAAATTCTTCTGCTTCTGAGTGATTTAGAAGGCAGTGCTGCAAACTGTAGAAAACTAGGGTTTGTGGAAGATTCGTTGGTTTTAGATGAAATGAAGAAGAGGTATTATAAACTCTACTTCAAACTCAAAAAAGAGCAATCCAATCCTCTGTAGCTCAGCGGTAGAGCCATCGACTGTTAATCGATTGGTCGCAGGTTCGAATCCTGCCGGGGGAGCCTTGCTCGAATAACTCAGCGGTAGAGTGTCTCCTTTACACGGAGAGGGTCGGGGGTTCGAATCCCTCTTCGAGCATGATGACGATGTATATATAATGAAGAGAAGGAAATTGAAACAAATTATCCAAACCCCACTTCGGTTTCATCATCAAGATATTCACGAAGAAATTGATGAATTAAAAGGAATGATTAGAGATGTTAGTAGTCAGGTGCAAGGATTGCGGGAAAGAATTGATAAGTACATCGAAGTTACAGGTGTGCGGTTGCCCAAACATGATGACCCTGAGGGGGGATAGTGTGACGGCTGTTGACTTATCAAGAGTAGTTATGATAAACTCAACAAAGGAAAAGAAAAAAAAGAGTTTCTTTTCTGATCAGGATTTAGCATACCAAGAGGCAAGAAGAAAAAGAAAAGTAAAGAGAATTGAATTTGAGGAAAGGTGACCGAGTGGTTTAAGGTAGCAGTCTTGAAAACTGCCGTGTTAGTAGCACCGTGGGTTCGAATCCCACCCTTTCCGCCTTCTTTATAATCTTTATAGATTTTGTATAATCTATATACAAATAAAGGTTTACTCTATGCTGACTTTTTATTTTTTATGTCTGATAATCATCATATTATTGATTATTGGAGGATTTGATGCTACTATGAGGTTAGTTTCTTATCTCGATCTTCAAGTCACATATCAGATAATAAGAATTAGATCTTATTTTTTAATGATAAAAGTGAGAAGAAATCTTCTAATAGATAGAGAAACCTTATTAAAAGATCTGGAGAAAACAATGCCAAATAAAGAGCTGTCTGACCTTTCTATTGAAAGGAAAGAATGCCCAAAATGTGGTGCTACGTGGATTAATGGCAATCACGTTTGGAATACTGGTAAACCAGGGAATGAGTTAGATCTTGCGGGCCTGGCTTGTAATAATTTGGGGGACAATACATGTATAAATCCTTTGAAGGGATCTGAGGGTGGTGATACATGGAATGATCGTTATGAGATGATTAGTAAATTCAAAGAAGAAGATGGCGGGTTGTAGCTCAGTTTGGTAGAGCACTGCTTTTGGGAAGCAGGGGTCGCAGGTTCGAATCCTGTCAACCCGATTCTTATACATATAAGAAATGGATTACTACACTGTGGCACATTGGCAAGAAAACTGGGACGAATTATTGGAAAGAGTTGAAAATGGAGAGACTCTTGGTATAATAAGTGATAACGGGGACAGAGCAGTTATGGTCCCTGCTGATGACGAAATCGTAAAACTTTACACTGAATTGAACAACGAAGCACAATGAAAATTTTTCTTGATACCGCTGATACTGAAGTAATTTCAAAGTATTTTTCAACTGGATTAGTAGATGGAGTTACAACTAATCCTTCCTTGATCATGAAGAGTGGTCGTAATCCTGAAGATGTCTATCAGGAGATTAAAGATATTGGTGTCCAAGACATCAGTATGGAGGTAGTCGGATCTGATCTTGATATGTATGATGAGGGCAAACGTCTTTACGAAAAGTTTGGTGATGTATGCACTGTTAAGGTTCCTTGCACACCAGAGGGTCTATCCGTTTGCAAAGCTCTCTCTGATCAAGGTGTCAAAGTCAACGTGACTCTTATCTTTCATGCTGCTCAGGCAATTTTGGCAGCAAAAGCAGGTGCTACTTATGTCTCTCCTTTTGTTGGACGTGTTGACGATGAAGGGTATGCTGGACTTGAAGTAGTCCGCTCCATTACTAGTCTGTATCAAATCCATGGAGTTAAGACTCAAGTCCTTTCTGCCTCAGTTCGCACTATGGGAAGAGCAGTTAGGTCTTTCTACAACGGTGCTCAGGTTGTAACTATGCCTCCTAGCATTTTTGAAAAGATGTATAAGAGCACTCTTACAGATAAAGGTTTAGAAATTTTCGATAACGACTGGCAGGCAGTCCAATCAAACATCTGAGACCTTCGGGTCTTTTTTGGGACTGTCGCCTAATGGTTAAGGCCCACTGCTTATAACGGTGTGACCTGGGTT